CCCCCCCCCCCCCCAGATGCAGGGACGTCCACTAATAAAGAGTCGTACTGCGCTTTTGTAATAGTATGAACAGTAGTTCCATACTGCCAGTCTTCCACGCCTATAGTAGTACGGAGATATCCGTTTCCGTCTGATGACCCTTCAATTGATAAACATGAAAGCGGGCAACCGAGGCCATAAACGCGGTACCTGCCGTTTCCGTGGTCTACAGCGGCAACTATCTGCGCGTTCGCTCCTGTTCCGTCTGCTGCACCGTGGGGATCAGATATAAAAGTACCCGAAAAGAACGAGTATTCTATAGAGACATCCCAAACCTGTGCGTTTACTTCTCCACCTTTTAAAGCAACTGTAACCACCAAAGAATTATTAGCGGTTTCTATCTGTGCGGCAGCTGCAGAACCCGGCACTCGCGTTATGGTAGCTGCTCCACTACCATCAGATGTATAACTTTGAATCTCACCGGCGTTCAAAAACCTCGCACTTAAAGGCTTTTGGATAAAGTAGTCCAGAGGTTGCCCGCATCGCATCCGTCTGTCAAAACGTACGTTTTTAATACATGCCATATTATTTTTTCCTTTCTTTAATTAGTAAACTGCTGCACCGTATAACTCGTTATAAGTGCTTTGTTGTACCTGCAAACTGTCTTCACCGATAACCTGTTCTGGTGTGGCTAATGTTACGGTAGTCCAATTTCCGTTATCATGCGTATTACGGTCGTAGGCAGTAGATGACAATCCGTAATATAACCCGTACACTCTGAACGTGTTATTGGCTTCTTTTGTGAATAATACATAAGACCCATTAGGTAATGACTGTAAAACATTCATACGAAAAACATAAGAATTTACCGCTGTAAGTGTAATAGATGCCGAAAAACTCAAAGCGTTAGGTGCGCCGTCATTTGTTTTTAGGCTTTCCGTAACTACTAAAGTTCTTTTAGGTGTATCTATCTTATATGCCTTTGCCCCAGATACCAATGTAACCGCGTTGACAATAACAGGGGCTGTAGGGTCAACCGTAAATGATGCAATATCTTCTTTGTTGATGATAAATGCGTTTTCTATTCCAGTTGCGCCAGTATCGCAATCATATGCGAACCCGGCTGATAATTTTGATATACATGCCATATGTTATGCTGATTTTGAGATTATTGTTGCTAAGGCTGCGGGTTCTACAGGCAGTAAGTAATTTCCTGCCGAACCATCAGGCGCGGATAACGTTACAGTTAGTAATGTTCCATTCGCATTGCTGTCCCAATCGGCGGCGGTCATTTCTAACGGGCTGGTATCACCTAAACACACAGCCGGATACGCGTTAGGGTCATTCGGAACGGCAACAACATAAAACCTATTCATAAGCATAGATGTAAAATCCATGTGTCTTGTATATGGAACTTTGAACATAACAGACACATCAAATTTATTAGAAGCGTCTAAACTTCTCAAAGCCGATGTTATCTGTATATTCTGTTTATACCCCTCTATTTTATAGCTCTTTCCTGAGGTCGTAAACGTAACCGTCCGCCAAGAGTTATCCGAGGCCCTTGTTAGCGTAACATCCTCTGGGTATATAAGGTATAACTCTTTAATACCGTGTACAGGCACTGCGCATGTAGTAGAAAAGCCTGCGGATATTTTATTTAAACAAATTTTTGCCATAATATTATTAATTAAAAAGGGTTTGGGTTTTTAGTCCCAAACCCTTTTGTTAGTGAATATTAGTTGTATGTTACGCTCTCGCTGTCAGATACAATTGCATCTTTTCTGGGGCTACCAACATGGCACTTGCTGCGAACAATGTCTGCGAGTAGTAATTTCTGCTCTTCGCATCTTGCACGAACGGAGCGATTGAAACTGCTGAACTTTCCATTGCCAGATGCAGGTTGGTTTTCGGAGTAAACGCAATAAACGCTGTGTTGTTACCATCGGTCAACGCTGCGGCAGATACGTGGCGAAGCTCGGTAATCTTATACCCCTCAAAGAAGTACTGCGGTCTACCGTCCACTAAGAAGCTTTGGGCAGAGCTGTTTCCTTTGTCTTCCAACAGGTTCTTGTAAAGACGCATAACGTTAGAAGAAACGAAGAATTCGCTATCGTCTAACTCGTCTGGTCTTTGTCCGTCAACACAAGCACGCAATGCAGCAAGAACGCCATCAGTGGTAAGAGTCAAGGCACCTGCGGTCATCGTAGAGTCTTCAAACTGTTTGATGAAACCACCCAAAGTAAAGATACCGTAACCAGTAGCCGAGCTTATAACGTCACCGTCTAACCAAGACAGACGAAGCAAGTCAGCTTCCAATACTTTCAATACTTCTGCTTGAATGAAACCTGCCAACTCGGTTTCAGAGAAATTGTCGTCAAGGTTGATACCCTTGGCAACCATCTTACCCCAAAAATTTTGGAGACAGATTTCAATAGGGAGCTCGATAGGTGCGTGTGTGTAGTACTTTACCTTGTCCTGGATAGAGTCGTAAAAGTACGTGCCGTTACAGCCTGCGGATTTGCGCAACGCCTTGTCGGCTGCTGTAAGTGCCACAACGGGCGTATTGTTAGCAATACCGTTAAGCACAGTAATGCCGTTTGAAAGTTCGCCCGCCAGACCTACGGTAAGGGAAATAACCTCACTCAGTGAGTTAAGGTTGAGTTTGTTTAAATCAGTAAATGTAAAAGCCATAATTTCTTTTCTGTTTAAAGGTTAGCGATTGTAGTACTTCTTTGCCGCTTCGGCCACAGCTTCTTTGCTGAGTTTGCTTTTGCCGTTGATCGGCATTCCCCCGGCGGGCGTATTCGGTTTCGGAGTCATCCGGCTAAACTGCGAATTGATACCGTTCAGCGTTTGGCTCATTACGAACAAGGTGCGCTCCATCTTATCCAAACGTTGTGAGAACTCGTCAGGAACCCGTGAAGTCTCACGGCCAATTCTGCGCTCGTCCTCAATTTCGGCTTCTTGTTCGCCGCGTGGGTCTTCGGACGGTTTTACCTCGGCAATACGTCCGTCTTCGATACGCAACACGAGGATTGCATCATCGACTTTGATACGAACCTCACCATCTGGGTGCGGGTTACCTGCATCGTCGAATACTTTGTCGCCGATCGCCATAACATCGCCTGCGGCCTCGATTGTGATTTTGTCGCCCGACACAGTTTCTACAGTTTCGGTTGCGTAGCTGCTCTTCTTTAGCATAGAAGCAAATGCACTGAAAAATTTGTTCATTTTCTTTTCTTTTTGATTGTTATTAAATAGACTTGTAGTCGCGGCCGGAAGACCTACGATGTCGCATGAGTAAATTTCCGCGAAATGTATCACATCCAAACTCGCACCGTTTAATATTCTTTCGTCAAGCCCCATCACGGAGATACCGAGCATTTCAGGTTCTTTCCGTATCATGGTAGCTATAAACTTCGCTTCATTCGGGTATGCGGCTTCCAACGCTTCGGACATCTCAAAGTCTGCGTAGGCTACACCGTTATCATAAACGAAGTTGGTAAATTTGCCCAGATATCCGTCGAGCATATCCGAACCGTTATGCGTCCGTCTACAATGTACAGGCTTGGTGTTACCAAGGACCACAACATCGCGGACGGCTTCGTCCGTCATGACTAACGGGTAAACCGCGCCGTTCCACTCTCCGAAGTTAGTAGTTACGCCCGCTTCAATAATTCTTAATCTTTCAAATATCATAAGTCAATTCTTGTTGTATGCAAAGATAAACGGTCGGGATACAACCGCCATTTCTGCGCGAGTCGTTTGGTTAATAGCTCGCTAAATTTTGTACGACTGCGACATCATGTTGGCCCGTGTTTATGTCCTGTACGGACACCACGGGGTTAGGCATGCTCGCAACAGCGCCGATAACAACGCCAGCTAACTGATTTATAGTTTCGTTAGATAACCTAATGTTATCCATCTGCCGGACGGCACGGTTCGCTTCTGAGATACTTGCCACCATGCCGCCATCGGCAAACTTGTACAGGCCGGAAGTGGCGAATGAATTGCCGCCGTGCGCCTCGTTCAAAGCCGATAGGGCGTTGATCTCGGCGCTCGCCGTCTTCTTCATAATGTAAATGTTTTCACCGCCCTCGGCCTCGAATACCTGACCGTTATCACCCCGGAACGTTACGCCACCTTGCGCATGGGATTTGCCGAATATCTGCCCGCCTTTTGCGTACTTCTTAACGCTGGTGCTGATCTTCGTATCAGGGTCTTTCTGCTTGGCGATTGACATTACTTGTTTCATACCGAACGCAATAACGATAGCGGCCTGAGCGATACCGAGGATACCGCCCTGCGCCAGTGCCTTGGTTGCACCGAGATACGTGTTGATGGTAGCCTGAACAACGCCAAATGCTTTGCCTGCCGCGCTTTCCTCTCCGAGCAAATCCGACATCTGACCTGCCAAACCTGCGGTCATTGTCAACTCAGCGTTAATACGGGCCTTGGCATTATCTTCTTTGGCTTTCTCGTACTTCTGCTGGATCAGTGTCGTATCTGCTCCAATACGTTCGGCGGCTGCGATTTCCTGCTGGTACTGAGCATCCAATTGCGCCTGCCGTAAATCGTACTGGTTCGTTATCTCAGACATTTCCAACTCTTTACGGTTGGCCTCGTCCATAGCCTTACGTTCTTGATCGAGCTTCTCTTGATCGGCCTCTAATTGCTGCCTCGTTTGCATCTCTTGCAGTCTCAGTTGGGTCGCTTTGTTATCATACTCCTGTTGGGTTATCAAACCTTGCTCCAAACGGTACTGTTCCAACTTAAGACTCTCAGCGTTATATTCTTCTTGGTTTTTTAACTTCTCGCCCGTGCTGTTACTGTTCAACTCGCGTTCCTTGATTGACAGATCAAGGGTAGTTAACGCTACTTCCATCTGCTTGATGGTCTCGGCTTGTAGCTCGCGTTTAGCTTTCTCGGCGTCCTGTGCCGCCTTGATGGCAGCATTAGCTTTGGCTAGCTCAGCAGCTTGTGCTGCGGCTGAGTTTTTAGATATTTCTTGTGCCTCGAATGAACTTCTTTGCGATATAAGTTCTCGTTCTTTGTCCGCATATTCGGCCTTTTTGGCGTTTAGGGCTGCCTGAGCTTCCATTTCTTTACGTCTATCCTCGGCGCTCGTATAGCTTAACTTGTTTTGAGCCTTTATCTGGTCGTACTGCTGCTGCAAAATGCCTACCTCTATGTTCTGCATCTGCTTCAACACCGATAAACCTTGGTTAGCGGCTGCGTTCCGTTCCTTAACTGATTTAGTCTGGTCTGCGATAATGGTCTTTTGGTTCGCCAACTCGCGTGACATCTCGGACAAAGTGACTATCGAGTCTGTCTGTGCCTCGTATATGGCTTGTTCCTGCTTTGTAAGCTCTTTTGCAGCGTTAGCTGCCTTTGCTGTCTCATCGGATATGAGTCCGATAGAGGATAACAGGGACACGACTTTAGTTGATACCCAGTCAATCGCCTTTGCCACACCGTTTAGCAGGTCAGTGATGCCGTCTAATATGCGGGAAAAGATGACCTCGAACGGTGCGAACGCGGCTTTTAGGTTTGTAGCCATCTCCGTGTTGCGCTTCATCAGCTTTTCGATAGTGGATATGAGCGTCAGCACCAAACCAACGATAGCAACAATAGGGTTTGCCATCAGAGCGGTAGTAAATGCCTTAACTGACCCTACCGCGCCCGACATGCTGGACGCTAATGTACCTGTTGCACCCGACAAACCTTTGGTACTGGATAGTGCTTCCTGCACGCTTTCCGCGTAGTTACCTACGTTTCGTCTCGTATCGCCTGCAGCCTTTTCCATCTCCTTCAATCTGTCGGAGATTTCCTTTGTCGCGGTTACGAGTTTCTGCCCATCCGCCGTATTGTTACGTGTTTCTGCACTCATGGCGTTCAACTCCTTGGTATTCTTGGCGAGTTGGGCGCGCAAAGCGTTAACGCTGTCTTTCTCGCTTTCCAGCAGCGTAGTGTTAACCTTGATCTCGGCATTATTGTCCGAGATAGCCTTGTTCGTATCTGACAACGTCTTTGTTAACTCAATCTGGGCTTTCGTAGAATTGGAAACTATCTTTCGATATTCTTCCTCTGATATATTCCGGGCCTTGTATGCTTTTGCTGCGGCATTAACCTGTGCCTGTTCGTCTTTCAACGCCGCGATTGTCTGCTTTTTCGTCTGTGCAAGCTCCAACGATTTCTTAATGAGGGCATCCAACCCGTCCAAAGCCTCGGACGTGTCGAACGATAAATCTAATAATGTTTCTTGGTCTGCCATATTATGAATTATTAACTGCGATTAATGTACATGTGGCGGTTGAATCGGCCGCGTTCCAATTCTGGATTGCACGGAGATAAAACCAGCTATTTAATTCTCCTACGAAATACAGGCCGTCAGATGTCATATTCAGAATATCGAAATAAGACAGCCTCATTTTTGCGCTTACCTGCCATCCAGGTGTAAACCACTTGTAATGTGCCTCGGCCCTTGCACGGTAGCCGGATGCGCTTATATAGAAAGAGTTTTTATAGGCCGCTCCGTCTGTATAGTGGTACATTGTCGCGAATGGCGGTTCTCCGAATGAGACAGGCATCGAACTTTCCGCGCCTTGACCTTGTGATTGCATAGCCCTAACCGATCCGTCAACTATACACATAGCCTCACCTGCGGTACTCTTATAAGTCCTTGCAATGCCGGATGGTTCGCCTATCTTTACAGACGTCATATCTATTTTACCAGACCAGTTTTGGCGGTATATAGCTATAGGCGATGTGTTGATGTAAGGCTTAAGTTCGATATTGAACGGAAACGATCTGAAATCATAGGTCCAGAAAAATGCTTTACAGTACGCTTGTACAAGCTCGTATGCGCTGCTAAACCCGGTGTCGGGTGCTAACATCTTACTGTACGCCTCAGCACCTACGGCCGTTATCTCGAAACTGAAATAGTATCCTTCGCCAGTCGGCACGTTGGTAGCTGGTGTCAGCTTGGTTGACGTAGTGGCCGTAGTTGTCCGTATATGGAACAACGTACTGTTATTCGCCACGGGCTGTACCACCAGACTTGACCCGGCGGCAATCTTATGCTTGTAATTGGCGTTAATGAGTACTGACGTATCTCGTGTCATTGCGATACTACCGGTTGAGCGATTACTACCAAGGTACACGGTCGTACCAGTCGAAGCAGGTAACCAGACAAAGCAGTCCTGTGTGAATGTCAACGTAAAGGTTGAACCCGTCATGCGCTCCAAAGCACAAGCAACGTTGTTATCCAGTGCGATCATATCTGTAGTCGGGTAACGAGCACCCAGCAAGTAATCATGTCCTATGCGATATGCTAACTGACTCACTGAACCTACAAAGCTGCCCGCCGTTGTTTCTTTTTTCTCAGCCGTGTATCCCGGATAAACAAACACGTCACCGAAGTTGAATAGAGACGGACGCGTCAATTGACTGTTGTAAGCGTACGCCAGCGCATTATCATAGAGGTTTGCCCACCACAAACCAAACTGGTTTTCGTCATAAGGCTTTGCGATTACACCACCTTGTATGCTTGACAGCTTCGTAACACTCTCAACCAAAGTGATTGAATAGCTGTCCGGGTTGACAGTCACCTGCGCCCGGTAGGCATTTGTTCCTCGTGGAGCAGCCAGCCCTCCAAAGTCCAGTTCTGCGGTGTATGGCGCGGTACGTGTGAACATCCAAGGCCACCGGTCAGCACGGAACACACGGTCATTTACTTGTGACCGTGGTACTTCGATACTGCCTGTATAGCTAACGGTAGGATCGGAGAACGAGAACGGGTCGGGGTTGTTGATATTCAACTTAACCGCCCCAGCCGATACTCCGTCTAATTTGACTCCGTTTATTCTGATATTAACATCCATGATCTTAAGGTTCTACGATTTCAAACTTGCATGTATAGCTCACTGTCCGACCTAACGCGCCCCCCTGCGAGTTGAACGCGTTCGGGTTAGTGATGGTAACTTTCGCCCACTGGTTAGTCGCGATCGGGAACACGCCCTGCACATCCGCCGAACGCGATAACCAGTATAGCGCTTTCTCGTTATCGCTTGTGACTACTACACTCACCGTTACGTTATAAGACGTTACCCGGTTTCCACCCGAATAGTTGGTCTGATAGGTAGGCTGGATACGGTATTGCAAGAAGTACATGCTATCATACAGGCCGTAAGAGTTAAGCCACTTAAGCGTAACGCGCTTTTTTGCATCGGGGCAGTAAGGTTGTTTGCGTTCGTATCTTACATAGCCCCAATAGCCACTCGAATTGTTCATAAGCGTTACATCTGAGGGGTTGGCGGTATTCCACATATACCCGTTAGGTACATTAGAACCGCCCGTCTGTATGTATTGCGAATTGCCTGTTTGCCCGTACATCACTTTGTTATTGAACGGCTGTCCCGTAAGTGGCGATACGAATGTAATCGCATTATCCAAACGATTGAACTTGCCGTTCCCATAGTCAGAAAGATACCCCGTGCTTGTACTTGTGGCATACTTCGTATTGGCACAAGAGTTATTAATCACCCTCAAAGTAAGGTTATAGGTGGTTCCACTTTCCACGTAATTAACTAACACGTAATCCCAGATGCTACCTGCTGACGTTTTAGTCACTTCCATTATAGCGGGCACAGCCGAGGCCATAGACGAGATATCCACTACGGTATTCTCGTACGGTATCACGGTCGCGAATACGCCTGTAGACGAACCGCCCCGATAGTATATCAGTCGGATGGATGTGACGCTGCCAACGCTCTCAAAGCGGATAGGGCTGTATATACCCGCGCCTATGCCGGACAGGTCTAATGACCCGTTGCCCGTTGCTGTGGCGTTATTTAGTAAGTTTCTGACTACCATAATTATTTTGTTAAAATTGTTAGTATTTTGGCGGATACTATGCGGTTCACTTCGACTGTCAGCCGTTTAACCATTTCAGGATTGAGGATGCTACTCGCTACGCCGCCCGCGTTAAACTCGTTAGGCACTTGTATGCCGTCTCGTTTAATCACGTAAGCGATAGCCCATGCGGCGCTTTCGGGTATGTCCGTTCCGGCGTTGGTGTTCTTGTCCCGTATCCACTTCTTGATAGCCGACACGGGCGGCATAGTGCCCGCCTTGCGTCCGTCCTCCATCTGGTAAATGTAGGCAGGCGCGACGATCTTAACGCTTCCGCCGTCCTCAACCACTTGCGTTTTTTCGGCAAACTCGCCTGACGCGTTCAGTTTCATCCTGTAGTAGTTCGCTACAATCTCGTCGCGCACGTTCCGCACCAGTTTTACTACTTCGGAGTCCATTAGTTATAAACGTCTAAAGTTGCTTCCCACCCCGACTTTATGCTGTCGTACTGGTTTTGTACTTTGCTCAGCCGGATACCGCTAATCTCGTACCCGCAAATGAAGGTTTTCAAGAAATCCTGCAAGAGCAGATCAGTGCGTATCAACGTGTCAATCTCTACCGCGTCATCGCGCATATACGCCGATACGCCCATACAGCGAATGACTATCGTGTAGGCCACCGTATTAGGAACGTTAGGGTCCATGTAAGAACCGTTCGACACGTCTAGCGTGAAAAAGTCATCGCCTATGTCATTAGCGGCTACGTTCTGTACTTCCGTACCGCCGAACACAAGGGTCTTTCCCATCTGAAAAGCCCGCGCGCTTGCTTTGTTTAGTATATCTCCGAATGTCATAATTAGCGGTATTTTTGTTGCTGCTTCTTAAGTTCTTTCTTCTCTTTCTCGATCTCGTCATTACGCTTGGCAATGGCAAGCATCGCATCGGAGTAGTTTATCTTCTTGGCGTCCTCAAACGAGCAGTGAAACAGTTCGGCAGTGACCTGCACAAGACCGAGTAAGTTCTTCGCTTGCCGGATGTCCTCGGTTCCCGTTAGCGCGCTTTCACCTGTGTTCCTCATGTTCTGGAAGATGACTTGCTCCAAGCCGTCCGCAATCTCTAACTGCTGAACAATGTACTTATCCAGCTTCGCGGCGTCTATAAGCGTCGTGGGCGAATAATTGTCGTCCGTCCATGCTTCTATACGTTTGATAGGATTTTCGGCCCTACGCGTCTCCAAAATCGCCCACAGGCCTATTTCCTCAATGCTCTTAAGACGGTATATCGCCTTACCGTTCCGGGTGGCGACCTGAGACGGCTTAAGGTACTTGATAGTCTTGGTTAGTAGCTTCTCCTCGTCGCGCGTAAGCGGCACTGTGCCGTCGGGCGGCAAGTTGGCGATACGCAACAACAGGCTGCGGTTGCGAAGCATACTAAACTTAAAACCAATGTTTCTAATCCATTTAATCATTTCGGTCGGTATTTTCTAATTAGATAATCAACTCCATATCTCATTGCGTCAAGGGCGTGGTTCCACGCGTCGATCGGTTCGTTGGTGTACGTGTCGGTCGCCTCGTCCTTGATCCACTTGTAGTTATCAAGCTCGTCAAGTAGCTTGGTAGAACGCTTGGTGACATGCAACTTGAACTGTTTGACCTGCGCGATCCCCCCGGCGACTGATCCGCGGCCTTTGATACACGGCATTGCTTTTACGCGCTTTGCCTGTAACTCTACGATAGACTTCTGCTCAGCATTATCGCACACCGTCACTATCCGGTTAAGTTCATTGCGCACAAGATAGTCGGCTATGTGGGAATTAAGCAGCCCGGTTTCATAGCAAAGTAGGTCTACGTATAAATCCCACCCAATGAATCGGATGTCGACTATCGCGGTCGGATCGTTGACAAACCCAAAGTCAAGACCGAGGCATCGGCCTGTAAACGTTTCTGGCATTTCATCTATAACCTCGTATGATGGATATACGTTACCCTCTACACCTCCTGTCTCACCCTCGCCATAGACACGCCACCAGTTCGCATCGCTTCGGTTCTTCTCTATGGCAGCCACCTGTTCCTTGCTTAAGTACGGATTATCCTTGTATGTGGAACGTATCGTGACATACCGTTCGCCTACGAACTCGGTCTCACCCCAGAACTTCCGCACAGGATTAAAGTCGATGATGACCTTTTTGCGGGTACGGACGTCGAGCTGCCGGAAAATCTCACGCGGTATGTTCTGCGCTTCGTTCACAAACAGGATGTCACGTGCGGGCCCGTGTACCTTGCTCGCGTTATCCACGCCGAAAAACTCTATCATGCCGCCATTAGGGTAGGTGTATGCCCCCTCAGACTTATTGAACGCCTCTTCATCCCAGTCGTTTTCAGCGAGCAGCATCGCCTTAAAGTCACGCTGCATACCTCGCTTCACCATCGGCAGCGTTGCGCCCACACAGGACACGATAAGCGGCTTTTCGTTGCTTTTGCAAAGCAGGTGTAATAGTTGCAATGTCGCCCACGTCTTGCCGGAACGCGTACCGCCCTTGCTCGCTATGCCGCGTATCCGCGGGTTAACGAAAGCGTCCAACAGCTTTTCAAACGTGAAAGTTACATTCATCAGATACCCTCCAATTTCTTAAGATTTTCAACAGCCTCAGGGGACAGTACATTGATCTGCATGGCTTTTGTTCCTGCCTCCTTACCGTTGCTCGTAACATCCTTAAGCTCGCGCAATCCGCGTAGCTTAGCCATGTACGTAGCATCCACCAGTCCGGCCAAAGCGCTTTCGTCCATATCCGTAGTGATAAGCTCCTTTATGAGAGAGTAGCCGAGTAGCAGGTTCTCAGCCTCGGCGTTACCGTCCTCGGCCAGCTTGCCTAACTTGTCGAGGTTCTTGTTAAAGTCCTTGATGCTCCAACCTATGAACAGGCAGAAAGCGCCGATAGACGGCGAACGCTTTTTCTCTATGGGTATCTTGCTTCCGGCCATCGCGCCGCCTTTAATAACTTCGTAAGTGAAGTACGGGTTATCCTTACAGAACTGCATGTACTCGGCTACGTAGTTGATACACTCGTCTATGCTGTTAAGCGTGGCCCCGCGAACGCCCCGGGTCTGTATCACTTCGTACAACTCGTTACACTCGCTGACCTTCTTCTTGGGTTTAGGCGCCACGCCCGTAGCTTGGCCTTTCTTTATGCCTTCCTTCGTATCGGATGTCGCCGTTTTCTTTCTTCCTGCCATATATTACGTTTTAGGGTCAAATGCGCGCGCGGTCTTGACTATGGTACGCGCGAACGACACAAAAATACACCCCCAAAATCGTAACCTGAAATCTGGGCGAGTCATCTCCGTAGCAGCGTCGTTTCGACATATTTCCAACCGCCCGTTTCCGTGTTCCACCTCCAAACTTGCCCGAAGGTTCTTGATGCGCCCATCCATGAATAACGGATGATATTGCCGTCTTTATCTATCGAGTACTCCCTTGGTACGTCCCGTTCATCCCGTTTTTCCTCGGCACGCTTCTTTGCGTCCCTAAACAAGTATTTCCGCTTGTTGATATCCTGCTTATATGTAAAATCCTGTTCGCGTATGTACGCGTATAGCTTATTTATCCATTTGCGGCACGCTACGGCACTTACGTCTCCCCGGCCGTACTTGTCCTTACAGACACCGCGTTCGTGCCCGTATCGGCGTACAAACTCCCAAACGATGAAGGTGTGCACGTTCATTGCATGCGCGATATCTATAAACCTAACCCTTTTCATAATATTTGGCTCTTAAATCTTTGATCTCATTCAGTAAAAACGTCTGGTTACTGTCCTTAGAAGCCAGACGGCTGCGTACACGTACATCACGCGTCCCTTTAATTATAAACCTGTGTATATAGATTTCTTTCAACTGACCGCGACGTAATAACCGCGCTACCGTTTGTTGGTAGTGTTCCAAATTCCAGGTAGTAGTAAACCATACCATACGACGCCCTCCGAATTGCAGGTTAAGGCCATGCCCTGCACCCGCCGGATGTATGAGCAAAAGCCTTATCTTACCTTCATTCCAGTCCCTAAAGTCTTCGACTGTCTTTGCGCCTTTCCGTAATTCCCTGGCGAACGGGAAGGCCCTGTATATCCGTTCTACCTCATGTTTGAACTGGTAGACTACGATAACGTTTTCTTCCGGGTAAGCCTCCAATAGATCGCGTAGCGCGTCGATCTTGACCGAGTTGACTTCATGCCATACCCTTGGTAATTTCTTACCCTTGTCATCGTATTGTTGTTCTTCATAGATAGCGCCGCTGCTTATCTGTAACAGCTTGTTCGTAAGATCGGCGGCGGTCTTTGCCGTTACGGCTTGTTCATCTAAAAATTCCAATACGTATTCTTCCTCCAAGGTGTTGTATATCTCGCGGTCGAACGGGTCCAATTCTAATTCTATGTCGTCGGTGTGCAGTTCGGGCAGTACCAGATAATCGCGTGTTTGCATCGTTAACGCGATATCCCGTAGCTTATGCGCTATTACATTCGGAGCGCCCGGGCGGGGAATGTATTCGTAAACTATCATTCCATTGCCGCGGGTAGTGAAATACTTGTCTACGAACTTGCCGAAAGTATCGCCTAAACGTTCGCCATCATCCAGCAACACAATCTCAGCCCAAAGGTCAACATAACCGTTAGGGCTGGGTGTTCCGGTCATTCCTATGCGATAGTCTACTGTCTTGATCGCACGTCTCAACGCTTTAAAACGCTGGCTATCCCTGGACTTAAAAAGGCTTAACTCGTCCAGGACAATACAGTCATAAGGTAGCTTGCCTACGTACTTGCCGTTTTTCTTTGTGATGTACTGGCCTATAAGCCAGGTAAGGTTATCCACGCCCACAATGTATATCTCGGCTTCGGCCTCTAGCGCCTTCTTCCGTTGCTTTGCCGTTCCGGCCACGACGCTATAATTAACCCCTTCCAAGTGTCCCCACGTCTCTAACTCGTCGGGCCATGTAATGCGTGCCACCTTATCGGGTGCTACTACCAGCGTCTTAAGGATAGCCGCCTCCGTGTAGATCATATCGTACAGATACGAAAGAGAGATCACAGTCTTACTCAGGCTCATGCCTAGAAACAAAGCCGCACGCGGGTTATTCATCAGGTGCTCATACGCTTCTACCTGGTGCGGGTCCGTGCGGTAATACTCGCCCTTACGCTTATTGTATAATTCTGATGGTATCATAACGTCATTATAAAATCGTCCACTCCTTCTTTACTGTCTATCACTTCTACGCGAAAACCTAGCTTTCTGAGTTTCGCGTGTACCCTCTCCTGAATGGGGCGGGGCTTTTTGCCCGTGTCCTTCGTCTCGACAAAAGCGATCACCGCGCCGGGCAGCAACACTATCCTGTCAGGGAAACCGCGGAAGAACAAAGGCGGGAACTTCACACAAAGACCGCCTAATCGTTCTATCTCGTTTATCAAATATTTCTCTACTATTTTCTCCATACCAAACATACTAGACAAAACAAAAAACCAAAAAATCCTATACTATATATATCCGCGTATAAATTGCGCGAATTGTGCGTTTTACGCCTATTTTATCTATATTTTACCGTTTTTACTTTATATATTTTTTTTGGTATGTTTGGTGTGTTTTGATAGCTATTCTATTGTATTATAATCAATTACCAACATACTAAAGGCTGTTTTATAATCGTTTGTTTAGTATGTTAGGTATGTAACCAAACATACCAACGCGACATACCAAACTATCTTTTTATATACGCCTTTTGATATCCGTAGTACTTAAACTTTAGCGTGCACTTATGTACTTCCCATCTCTTCGCGGTTTTCATTATCCGCCCTAATTCTATACTATCCCTTCGCGTTATACTATTGGGGTCCTTGCCTAGACATTCCGCCCATATCTCTAGGATACACGTACGTTCACGCACTACCGTTCCTACGTTCTTTTCGTCTGCTAGCCAGTTACGCCGTTGGTACGTATCCATGTCGTCCCAGTTCGTCGGCAATAACCTTTCCAGGTATTCACTGACAAGACCGCTGCGCTCGTCTTTCTCTAGATGCTTATCCTGAATAATGCGGGCTTCTTCCTCTAGTCCGTCCTCGGCCAGATACAAGGGTTCGCCCTGGGTAAAACGTTCTTTAGCCTCGGCCCATAGCTGTGCCACAGTTGCGGGCGTTAAGTATTCCCATACTAATACGGTCCCTTTAGCGCCTTTACAGTTCACCACCCAAAAGCGGCGGTTGCCTGTAACGTCTCGCAAAAAGTCTTCTTCGTTCGTCGTGCCGAAGAATACGCAACGTCTCGGAAAATGCTCTACCCGCTTGCCGTACGCAACGCGAAATCGGTCCTCGCGCTTACTGACGAAGTGTTTTACTGAGTTGACGTCTACCCGTCGTAATCCATCCAGTTCACCCAATTCGATGATCCAACTTCCTTGGACCGCCTCTAGGGCCTTTTGGTCTTTCAGTTCGGGCATACTGTCGCTAAACCAGTCGCCCCCCATCCTTGCAAACACCGTACTTTTTCCTATTCCCTGCTCTCCCACAAGTACCAACACGTAGTCATATTTACACCCGGGTGTATAGATGCGAGACACGGCCGCGGCGAATGCCTTACGTGTAACCGCACGTGTATATTCAGTATCGGGTGCGCCGAAAAGGTCAATAAAAAGAGTATCCAAACGGTCTACTCCGTCCCAACTTAACGAGTCCAGATAGTCACGTACCGGATGATAGGCGTTGTTACGGGTGATAATGGTAAGCCCGTCCGTTATTTTTTCTTTTCCTGTTATATCGTAGCATCTTTCTAGGTATAATCTTATCTGTGCGTCGTCAGCGTCGCAAAGGGGCCGCGGGTATTTTGATACGTTCTTATCCCAGGGCAACGGTTTAATGGCGGTTTCACGTTGTTCGAACTCGTTAAATCCCAAACAGCCTTTTAGATTTTCGTCATTAGATAAGATCAGTACTACGTTATTGATCGTATTCTTAATCTTACCGCTCTTACCTTCCGTCTCTAATTCAGCTACCCAATCGTCATTACCGCCCTTAATACGTGTCGGGCCTTCCACTTCGTCGTCGTAATCGTCACGCCTCATGTGTACGATCTCTTTCTTAACCGGGGCTAACTTGCTGGCGAAATCCGTCATTGCCTTGTAGCTGGGTAGCTTCGTTACTTCCGTATTCGCCTTCGCGGTATCATCCAGATCACCGAATTTATGCAGTCGTACCAGGTCGAACGCATTGCACAGTTTACCGCTGGTAACGTCCGTAGCGTGATGCGAATAAGCCAGCTTGTTATCATAGACGACCAGGCCGCCGGACGTAGACGCGCCTATGAGGCTGTAGCGGTCTGCGCCCAACTCTTCGCAAGGCTCGTACACGTCCTCCAGGAACTCGCCGATAGCTTCGTACATGCTGTAGGCCCTACAGAACGCGCCGACTATCCCGCCCTTATCCTCGGGGTCTTCCACCTTATCGGCCTTACTGGGCTTTACGGTATCCTTTACGCGCGAAGACACAGGCCAGGTAGTCGGGTCTTTCCAGTCCGGCAACTCAGCCAATACTGCGTCCGCATCCATGATAGGGCCGTCCACGTAATGGAATACAAATTCGCCATCCCTAGACGTGGAAGGGTAATACATCAACCGTGTAGGCTGGTAGGTCGTATCATCGAACGCGTCTATGCCCAGCCAGCTAGCCACGACGCGCGCAATCGCTTCGTACTCGTCCGGGCCAACCTTGCGGTTAAGCGGGAATACAATCCTGAACCGCGGGTCTTCCGGGCGGTGTTTATGCGTCGTGTACATGCAGCCCGCATATTCCATCAGCCCGAAGTCTATCCAAAGGTCCAGTGTACCGAAATCCACATCGAGACAAACGATTTGGCGGTAATCTACATAGCCTTTTTTTCGTCTGCCTTCACGGAGATACCCGCCAACGAAACCGCCTACATCCTTTATATCGTCTTGGCGATCTTTCGTGTAGCTGAAATACTGTTTAATAGTCTCCGTCGTACGCTCTGTTTCCGACAGGGTATTAACTATATCCTGCCAGGTCGCACGTTTGTTCTGCCACTTTGCAGCCCTTCGGGTGCTGGCCGTGGCAATATCCAACGTAATGTTATTTTTTAAACTTATCATAAAAATCGGTTATCAAGTTCTTTACACTTTACGGCTGTTATAATGGGGTTTGCCCATTCTCTTTGCAAACGTTTCCAGTCTTTGCTAACCTCTCCTTTTTGATCTCTATACAGCATCGCCATAGGAAAAAAGCCCTCATCGTATGTAGCCGTTAGCCTGGCTATAGCTTTATCAAACGTATCACCTCTATACCCGATCAGGACGTAGGCTCTAAGTATATGCGAAGACTTTTTAAAACCCGCATCTAATAAATACTTACCTGCTTGTACTAAAGGCTCGAAGTCGTCGGGGGTATCATAAGCAAAGTATATGGATTTAGGCCGAAGGTCATATAATTTTTTGGCGTATGTAGGGGTTAGTAGTCTAGCTTCTAAACCGCCTGTAAATTGTGGGCGTTCCTTTTGCCTAGCAAGCATATCAAAAACAGCGTCTATATGTCCCGGACTACAAGCTAACAAATTGTCGTCCGTCAGTATGTACCCTTCTTTTATAGGAAGTTCGCGTAGCTTAAAGCCTTCTCGTTTAGGTACGGCACAAAACCAGCATCTATTAGGACAGCCGCGGGAAGTTATAATATACCCTTTCTTTAAATACATACCTGGTACAAATTCGCCACCTGGATTATTATAAGCCGGGCCGCCGATTTTTACAGGTGCTACATGCCGCCATAATTCGGCTATTTTCTCAGCTGTCGGAATATCCCACGTAAAAGCAGTAGAAATATGCACCTCTTTAGCTTCATCCAATACGGTAGGCTTTACAAAACCTATACGTACGTTTTCATCGTCGGGCGTGGCCTTTGTTTTACGGGGAAATATTCGTATTATATTATTGTACATCTTTATACTTCCAACCATTAAGTTTATAAACTCGCTTTTTCGCTTCTTCTTCACTCCGGGTATCGCCGATCTTGGTTGCGGTTTCAATACCCTCAATTACTGGATCATCGCGCCGATATATGTTGTATTTCCCCATACACCGGCTATAATAGTATTTAGGCCTCATTCTTCAATCTCTTTTACTATAGAATATACTGAGTGTTTCTCCGAAGAAATATACCATTCGTTAGTAGTTGTTTCAACTACGATTTTGGGATTTTCACCTTTACATTCTATTATCCGTATAATAGAAGATGGGCGTATCGCTATTAAGCTTCCTTTTATACCCGTTAATACAATAAATTGTTTCATATCTTTTATAGTTTTACGTTAAATAAAAAGTGCCTGAACTTTAACCGCCCAGGCACAAAAAAGGCGGTGAGTGTTGAACTTACCGCCTTTATGCTGAATTTATTTGGGTAGATTTTCTTTCCCCTTTGTGAGCATTTCTTTCAAATCAAGACCTTCTTTATCTTTCTCTGCAAAATACATATACAAGTCTGATCCAGCAATATATCCGAGGAATACATCTATCGTGTAGTTGGTTACACCTTCCTCAACTGCCTTCACCTGATCATCACGTATTTGCCCTTTTTGAGCTACTGCGTACCTCGACAGGTTTTTCGATTCTCTAAACGCCTGTAAACCTTCTCCTAAAACTTCTCTGTAATTTTGTTTATCCATTATCCTATAATATTAAAGTATTTCTTTATATAACTTTGCGATACACCTGTTTTTTCAGATAAAGCCTTAATTTCCGGATGCTTGGCAAACCGTGACAATGAATATCCTTTCAATTTTTCATCATTACTGCACCGATATGAGGCAATTAATTCCGGCACTACACTGCAAGGAGCGTCATTTTCAACTTCTTCAACTGCACTTTCAAAAGTATGTATGTCATAAGTACCGTCTTTCCAGTCATTTATTACAGTCTGAAAATCAGAGATATTATATCCTTTCTTATCACAGATAGCCTCTATTTGAGATTCGATAGAAAGAAGCTCATTACATGCAGATTTGACATATAGATGAATATCATTCGATCCTCTAAGAGCGGTGTTAGGTTCGTGATCCGAAATTCTCACCTTTAATCCATTTATTTGATAATACTTACTCATAATCTTTATTGCTTTATTTCTTATGACACAAAGATACTACAAATATTTGTATTATCAATAGTATTACTACAAATATTTGTATGTTTTACAACATTAAGCGGTAATCCAATACATCAAAGAACTATTACCGATTTATAGGGCTCGGTTTACCTCATTTCTGTATTGTTAAGAATATTTCTTTTTCATTTCCCCAATCCAATTAAGATACCATTCACGAGCCTTTTCTTTGGATTTATCTTCGTCCTCGATACCCTCGTAAAATTCATCTTCTTTTGAAAACGGGTCATACTCTATAAATTCTTCTGTTCTACAGAACGGACAAGGAACATCCTCTCCCTTATCATAAAGATTACCGTTTTCATCGCAGTAGTCTAAATCTTGTAATTTGCCATTGACACAGCACGCATCGGGATAGCTTGCGCCCCAATATGGAAATTGAGGACACGGTTTATTATTTTCATTCATATTTTGTTAGTTTTACTCTAATCCTTTTTATAATACTTACTTATGAACCCATCGCCTTTAAGCGGTAACCCGCCAGCCCAGGAAGGGCCGACGGCCATAATACCGTACATTGCTTTAAGGGCGTCGGGTGCTTCATTATCCGGGGCCTCACTTACTACCTCGTCATGTATGTGCATGAGGATAGGTAGCCCCGCGTTATAATACATTCTGTACATTGCATCGCAAAGGCAGTCCCTTGCAATGGCCTGCGTTATATTCTCCACTAGCGAACCGCCGTATGTATCGGTCTTGACCCATATTTTCTTTGTCTGATCTATACCCCAATACGACAGTTTCCCTTTATCCAGACTGACACCGTAATAAGCTAGGCGGCGACCGCTGGGCAATTCAATAAACAGGTAGCCGCGATCATACAAAAACTTAAGACGGCAGTACTTCTTCCGAAGTATATAGCTGGTCTTGTTCTTAATTACATGTTTAGCCGCGTTCTCCACTTCGCGCCATAGTTTTACTATACCGGGATTAGCCGACCGCCACGCCTTAACGATTGCGGGTAATTCGGCTTCGTCCAACCCTTCACGCAAAGCCCCCATGGCGATAAGAGCGCCTGCGCCGCCCTGATATCCCAAAGCGAGCGTAGCTATTTTACCCTTCGCCCGTAAATCGCTTCCTTTGGTTACCATTGAAAGGGGAACATTAAACATGTTGGCCGCGGTAGCTTCATATATTTTTCCGTGAGTGTGAAACACATCCAATACCCAGTCTTCACCAGCTTCCCATGCGAGTACGCGCGCTTCGATAGCGGAAAAGTCCGATACTATCAGGCTATACCCTTCACGCGCTACCAGGGCCGTACGTGTAAGACGGCTAATAATATCCGGTACATCGTCATACAGTAGATCGGCCAGGCCTTTACGTACGGCTTCGCGCGCGGTATCAATGCCACTCTTTAGTGTCTTCTTTAAGTTCTGTATCTGGGGCCCACGACCGGAGAAACGCCCCGTTCGGTTAGCCCCGTAGAACTGCAAAAGATCGTGTATGCGGCCGTCTTCGCAAACATAGGCGAGAAAGGTATCATACTTACTAATGGATGTCTTGGAACCAAGCTGACGAAGACGAAAGACGCGTTCCACATGTTTAGGTAATAACTCGCCATCCAGCGCGTCAGCTAAATAGTCTTTGCCTAGGCTGTGCACCTGGTGTCCTAGCTCCTGAAACAGCCACGCTTTTAATTGGGGCAGGCTATTGGGGTTATCTACACCTGTGATACTCGCCAGTTCGTTATGCACTTCCTTAGTAAACTGTGTATTCGCCTCGATAGCCGCCTCGATAAATTCCTTATCTATAGAGATGCCAGTAGCATTTATGATCTGATCCAGCACCCAGTATTCTTTTTCTCGATCGGGAAGACCGGGGAAACGCGATATATAGTCATATATCTCTTTCTCCGTACGTACGTCTTGGGCGTTATACTCCATAAATGCGGTCCACTTTTCAGGGTCGTGTTCTGGTAGGTTCCGGGTACGCCCGCCGTTCTTCTTTGTCGGTTTACACGGTTTGCAGAAATACGTAATAAGGGCCTTGCCCCTGGCATCCTTCTGCTCGCTCAAACCTAACACCTGGCCTATCTTATCCAGACCTAACGGCAAGCCCAGATAAGCCGCGCCCACCATCGTGCAAAACCATTGCCGGATATCCAACGCAACCCCGTAGTAAGTACTGATACACACAAACTCAAAGTTAGCGTTATGCGCGATCTTTAGTACCTTCGGGTCAGTTAGCGCCAGCCAGACATCGGCGGGTATGCTTTCGCCCGGGAACGTATCAGCGGACGTATCTAACGCGATAGCCGGGCCGTCGTCCCAGCTATAAGCGAAAAGCAGGATACTGAAAGTAGGGTCTTCGGCGTAACGGTGTACGCCTACGTCCCCTACGTCCAGATCGCAATACGTCTCTATGTCTATGTGTAGATAAGTATTCATTCTGCCGCCCGGTAGGTTTATAATAAGTCTTCTTCTTCGTCGTAATCGTCCGGGTCAGCTTCAAAACCGCCTAAACGTTCGCCGTCGTTCGTTTTCATAAGACTGTTAAGGTAGAAACCGAATCCCTTAGACTTGTTATTGAATGGATAACACACGATCACGCCACGACAATAACAGCCGCTATATACTTCGTCAAGGTCTAGTATCTCCTGTTTGTCTGCGTCGAATACTTTAGGCTGACTTTTTGAAGCGGCCTTTAAGAAGTAACAACCTTCGTATTCGGTTGCATCGGGGTGTTCCTCTAACCATTCGTCGCCGTCTCTGAGAGGGTTCCACATCTTTGGACTGGTTAAGGGTAGCCCCTTAAACATGCTTTCTTTATTCGCCGTATAAGTGGACTTAATCGCGGCTTTGATCTTTTCTACATCGGGGTGATCTTTCTTTATCAGAAACGTAGTATCGTACTTCTTTTCCCCGTCTTCCTCGAAACTGGAAGGTTCCTTTACATGTACGTAACTTACGCGGTGCGTACTTAAAACTACCTTAAGCGGATTTTTTTCTTTAGTTTTCATATTTCTATTAATCTTTGTACGGCAATCTAATTTCTTCCGGTCGTGGCGTCGTCCGTACGTCTACCGCCATTCCCTTAATGTCTCTTACATTACGCTTACGTACCCATTTCACAGTATCCACATGCTTCCCGAAGGTTCCGGGTTCTAAATATCAGACCCGATAACTTTTCTCGCTCTCGCCGATTATTTCGACTTTAACCGAGTGATTGGTATAACCACCCCGGTAATTGCTTAATATGTAATGATACGTAGCTGTTTTCATAATATCGCCTCCAATACCCGGTCTTCTTCCGTCTCGTGTTGGCGATCAAAACGGATGTCTGATACCAGGCGTATTTTATAAGAATCCCCAGACGGTATATAATTACCGTTTTCGTCGAGTTCATAACAGGCGGCTATACGGCCACCGGGATAGACCTCTATACATTCATACTTTTGGCCGTCCAGTTCAAAAGTCTGTAAGGGCTCTAAATTCTTTAGTTTCATACTTATTTACACTAAATCATCGTATTCGTCCGCCGCGGAAGCTCCGATAGCTGGGCGATCGTCGTCTATAGTAGCTATCTGCGGTTTTCCAGGTATGGTTATAATCTGATCCGCAAACAGCGTTTTAAACTTTTTGGGTCCTACCATTTTTTCGATAGCCGTAAGAGATTTCAATGAACTGTCGAAAATTTCGTCGTCCAGCCCTTCGCCCATTAGGATATCTACTACGTCGTCCTCATTCTTAAAAGACCTTTTTCCCCTTCCGGCTACCAACTTGTAACCTTTCAGAGGTTTGCCGCTCTCCATACGTTTGATAACATCCTCCTGTACTTTTCCCACCCATGAGGCGACCAAAGGTCCATACGTTAGTACGGTGGCTATATCGGTATCGGTCATAACCCTTTTATCTTTGATCGCCTTAACATCAGTGAAACGATCGTAATAGGCTTTACAGGATGTACGTGCCTTGCAGAACTGGCAATGTGTACCCGGTACAAAATCGCCTTGTCCGGCTATGGCTAACAGCCCTTTAGGTCGCGCTTCTTCTTCGGCCCATTTCAGTAGGTCATCAACGGAAAGCTCCCAACTTGATACGCCCCCGGCGCGTGGCTGGTAAATGCTCAGGCATACACTTTCGATCTCCCTGCCTTTGGAATGACAATCATACGCGCCCAATGCGTAGCACATCATTTGCTTGTTGGCGGTAGCCGCCACCTTCACGCCTGCGCCATATTTGAAGTCAATCACAAAAAGGGTCTTATGTTTAATGAAAGAGGCGTCACATGTACCGTGTTGCAATGGTATGTAAGCCGACATATCGTATTCCTTCTCTACATACACGTGCTCGTCCGACGATAATTCGCGTACATAGTCTGCGTAAGCCTGGCAATGCTCTAGCATTTCAGCACTGTAACCGGTGAGGTCTCCATACGGTTGAGCACTTAACAGACGTGCCGCAAGCTCATGCGCCAATGTTCCTTCGGCGGCGTATATGCTTTCCTCCTCCGGTATCTGCTCTTCAAAGCGGGCCGAGGGCGTACAGGCTAACCACCTGTACGCCGACGACGGGCTTAGTATTGCGTGCGTTCCTGGCATAACCTTTAGTTTAAATCCTCCGGGAAAATGTCAGTAACAGCCTCGCCCTTACCATAACGAAGGATGGCAGCGTAGAAATCGTTATAGTGTTCAGGTGCAAGTTCAGACGCGCGGTTAGCATCGAATTGCGCTAACATAAACTTAATGTCTGCGCCTTTCTTGTTTTTGGTCTGCTTAGTTACTTCGGCTTTAATGGCTTCTAACTTGGCGGCGTCGTCCAATTCCTCGAATGAGGGTTTGCCCTTCGGGGCGGGCTTTTCAACTACGGCTTTCTGCGTTGTTACAGGCTTTTCAACTGCTACAGGTTTTTCAATTGCTACAGGCTTTTCAACTGCTGCAGGTTTTTCAGCTACTACAGGCTTTTCGATCACTACTGGTTGCATAAAACCAGACATCAGGGCTTTTAGAGTTTCGCCCGCTTCAAATGTTACTTTTACTTCAAACATGATTTTAAAAATTTAAATGGTTTTTATTTACTAGCCTTACGGCGTTTGCTAAATTCAACAGGAATACCACGTAGTACGTGATAAAGGCCCAGTTCGGAAGGGCGGATACGTCCGCGAAAAGCGGTAGGAGGCTAACCGATACGTAAAATCCTAACTTTTTCATATCAATTTGGCTATTTCCGTTTCGGCCTTTCTCGTAGCGGCAATGTCCAAGCGGCTGTAATAGATAGGTGAATTCTTCGCGGGTCCGCGACGTATGGGCTTGATATGCCCTTTCTTGATATGGTACATTAACCACCGTTCACTACCCGCGAGCTTTACGGCTTCATCGAATTTCACGTCGTCAAATGCGGGAAACATCTCCTTTGCAATAGCTAGGGCCGATAGTTCGGCCGCTTCGGTTATTTGCTGTTTAAGTGTAAATAGGTCCATAACGTTAGGATTTACGGGTTACTACAATTTCATCGTCTGCCACTGATACCGAGAATCTTTTGCCTGTATCAGTTTTTAAGGATGCAGCGATAGAGCGTACACTACTAGGAACATACTTTTTAGGCGACAACTTTAACTCGCCATCTACATTAAGGGCGTTTATAGCGCCACGAACATTAATTTTATTATCTATCTTCATAATGTTTATATATTTATTCATATATTTGCTTACTGGTTTATTTGTTGATGCAAATATACTGTATATACTCAGTAATAACAATACGAATACTGTGTATACTCAGTATTATAATATTATTTAACTATTAAAGTAGTATATACCTTATTATATAAACTATGGATTTAAAAGACTTTGTAAAAGATGTGATCCTCGACGTCACAAATGCGGTAAAAGAATGCCAAGACGAGGTTAACAATGGGGCTATTGTGTCCCCGGCATATAGGGGAACGGAAAACGCCCACCGCCCAGAATCTGGTGTTTTAAAAATATCCTATATAGACTTTGAAGTAGCCGTAACAGTGGATTCAACGACCGAAGTTAGCGGAGAGGCAAAGGGCAGGATAAAAGTATTATCTTCCTTTCTTGGAGGCAAAGTAAGCGAGGATAACAAGGAAACCAACGGGCATGTATCAAAAGTAAAGTTTTCGATCCCTGTTGTTTATCCGACGCCCAGCGTAAAGGAACGGGGTAAGCAGTCTTTTGCTAAGATTTAGCTTTATAAGTCAACAGCCTTCTGATTTTACAATAATCAAACAGCGCATCGTCTAATGAGTTACCTAAAATTTTTGTATTAGGATGATTTAAGTACGAAAAGTATATACGAAGGAACAACCTTCTGAAATACCATGCCTTGATTGTTTTTTTTATTGACTTGAACATAATAATAAAGTAAAGCGGCCAACCCCAAAGTTGCGGTTTGAAGCTAGGTCGCCTATATAGTCCCTTACGGGAACAGTTAAACAAATTAGTCGATATCATCCGCAACCTGATTTCGGCGTAAATATACTGATTATATTCAGTAATAACTAATAATTATGGAAGAAAGTGCAAAAACAAGATTTCTAACGTTCTTAAAAGAAAAAGGTATCGGCCAAACAAAGTGTGAAGAGATGTGCGGCATTTCTCGCGGATACTTATCTAAAATAAAAGATAATTTCGGAACAGACATGCTAAACAAGATTTCCACGGCTTTTCCGAGTCTTAATATCAAATGGATTATATCGGGAGCTGGAGAGATGGAATATAACGGGGAGCCTAAAATAAGCTATACCCAGGGCGTCCCCTATTATAATGTAGATTTTATAGGTGGTTTCGACTTGGTTCTAAACGATCAAACGGTCAACCCTGAGTATTTGATAGATTTTCAAAAATACAATAACGCCGATTGCTGGTGCAATGTTACAGGCCATTCGATGGAGCCGGAAATCAACCACGGGGATATTATAGCATTAAAGAAGATAGAAGATAAAACCTTTCTTCCACTCGGAGAAGTATATGCAATTATTACAACAAATGATATGCGTACTATAAAAAAGTTGGGGGCAGGAAGAACGGATGATTCTTACACCCTTATCCCCTCAAACAAATCGCCGGAATATTCACCCCAACCGCTCCCCGCGAAAATGATTAGGACTATATTTCAAGTATTAGGGGCGGTGAAAAGATTTTAATTAAGAAGTATGTGGCACTATAACATTTGAGGCGTATATAGATAGACGCTATCGTTAACCTGTAAAAGAAATGCCCGCCCTTAGCTATTGCTGATGGACGGGTATAATACAAAAATATTATGGAATTAAAACAATTTGTAGAAAAGGCGTTGGCCGACATAGCCGAAGGCATGACAGCCGCAAACAAAAAATTTCCGGGCTATTCTATACAGCCCGGAAATAAAGTAACTTTCAGTATAGCCGTAATGGATACGAGTATACCAGGAGGCATTGAAGTAGTTAACCCTAACCTAAAATCCCCCTCGGATAGTAAGCAATACAATTTCATATCATTCGAAGCTGTTTTTTATCCCCGAATGGGGTTTGAATCGCCCTATCCTAACCAGTAAAAAAAAAGTATTGTTATGGCAAAGAAAGAAAATATTACGGCACAGAAAAAAAGTGTTATTACAACGAAAAAAGAGAATCCTATACCAAGGCCAACGCACGATCAGCCGCTTTTAAAGACAAGAACGGCTCTTGGTAAGTCCATTAAGAAACCAAAAGAATAA